TGACGAAACGCATAAGAAGACATAGACTTCTTAGCAATGTCGATTTCACTCCGTTTAAGAATAGGATTGTCGTAAGAAGTAAAGTGCCATGCCTTGTACGTTTTATCATCTCCAAACTCCGCATATTTATACAGTTCGTAGAAATGGTTTCTTCCCATCGGTGTCCCAATAAACATTGCGCCGCCTTCTTGGTCGGCCAATGCAGGTCTTAAAATCTGCTCGAATACGTCAGGTTTCATATCTGCGTACTCATCTAGCACTAAAAACTTGAGACTAACGCCTCGCATTGTTTCTGGCCTGTCAGCGCCTTTAAGGTTGATGGTCGCTCCGTTGACCAGCTTGATTTGCAAATTATTAATGTGACTACCAGCAATAACAGGATGCCCCAGTTCCATGAGGGTTTGCCACATGATGTCTCTGGCTTGTCCTTGAGTAGGTGCGACGTAAAATACATGGCCTTTGTCCGCCTGTAGCGCATTAACAATTAGCATCCACGCAGCAAGACGCGACTTACCCGTTCGTCGGCCTGCTGCAACAATTTTAAATCGAGTATTGTCTGCCCATACACTTTGCTGCCAAGGCAAAAGCTCAATATTTAAATCAGTCAAATTCCTTTAACTTCCCTTTAGGTGATTTAGTCAAATTCGTCTAACTCTTCTTCTGTTAGTTCTCGCTCAGATGCCCCTGCTTGCCGCAACAAATCGTTTAGCTCAACAGGAGAACCAAACTTATACATAACTGCCGGCACTGCACGACGGCCTGTTAGTGATTCAACCATATCCCATCCGGCTTGTCCGGGCGGGATTTTTACATATCTGTGTTCTATGTCGCATTTAGCCAGCTTAGTGCGAACTGCTTTGCAACCGGCGCACCAATCTGCCCCGAGAACAATAACCATATTAGAAGTTTAGCCTCGGTGTTGCTGGTACTAACTCAAACGAAAGAATGCTAACGAATGTAGACGCAGCCTCTGGCGTTAGTGTTAGCGTATCTCCTTCTTTTGCAACAAGAAATTCACCGAACTGCCCGCCAAACTCTAGAAACTCACCACTGCCTACGTTCTTTCCTGCTAAAAAATCTATGTTGACACTGTTATGCACCCAGCGAGCATCAATGCTCTTACTACTACCCGTCGTATTGGAGATAAATAAGTAGGTAACAATAGCATCATAGCCAGCAGGCACGTCTAATATTGTGTTAGCAGAGCCTGCCGTTAGTGCATCGCCGTGAGAAAACTTCATGAATACGTCCACATAACCTGAGTTGTGTCACGAGTATCTACGTGAACGAACGATCTGGCTACCCCAATACCACCAAATCCCATTTTTAACGCTTCATGCACGAGATTCATGCGGTCTTTACCGTTGCTTACCGCAATATCGGCCGCAATCCCGTACGTGTGAACGCCGGGAAACTGTTTCCGGGACTCCACGGGGTGCGAAGGATCACGATAGCCTGACGTAATCTTAAACGGAAAGCCGCATTTTTCGCGCAGCTCGTCTAATTTCTCTAAAAACGCCTCATCCATCTCATTTCGGTTGGTATGAGTGCAGTCAAACTCCTCTAGCCTAAAGTATTTCACCGTTGTCCCCGTCAATTACCGTAGGTTGGATAGTAGTCGGATCAATGTCTTTGACCTCAGCTGTACCCACGCCCGTTATGTTGATTTGAATAGCGGATTTACCGCCGTTTTGTACCACCTCTTTCTCAAAGGCCGCCACAGGTAGTATACGATCCATAACTAACTTCCATGCTGCCGCCTGATTCTTGTGATCGTGGTCTAACGCTGCATCGAATATGGTATCTAGTACCCGTTTGGACTTAGGGGATGCCAGCATACGAGCCTTATACTCGTTAATTATAGTTGCATCACCCTTTGGACGACCTACTTTACCCCTTCCCCCAGGCGAATTAGAGACTATATCCTTTTTGGATGGCCTCCCTGACTCCTGTTTACGCTGCTTTATCTCGCGCTTTCTTCGTTGAACGTGCGTTTCTTCCATGCTGATTACTTAATCATCACAAAGCCGAACGAATCCATCTGACCTACCTCTTCTGGATTCTCTTTAGGGTCGTACTTAGTAGGAATGCCACGCTCCTGCATTTCCTTAACACGCTTCTTCGACGTTTCGCACATCGAATAGTATTCCGTAGGTGTATAGGTAACCGTGTGATCTTTCTTTTCCATGTCTATTCTCCAAAAAAAGAAGGGCTATTTGCCCTCCTACCCTCCCTATCCTATATATATACCTTTAGTTAAACAAGACTGCGATCTATCTTTTTCCTAAAAAAAATCCAGAATCCCCAGAATCCCCAGCGTACCCCACAAATAGGGGGCGGGTTAGTTATACCTTAGAACTTAATGGAATAAAAATACCTACAATATAACTAAAGGAAACAGATACTTAACGTAATTCCAAAATACTCCTTTTTTGTGTCTGGGTGGCACCCCCCGTCAGCCATGTTTGCAATCCCCCCTCCCCGTCCCCGTTTCGCTTGTCACTTTTGCCACATTCGCAGAACGCAAAGCAATATGCCTGGCAGAATGAGAGGAGTGAGAATGGATGGAGTACCCCATGTAGATACCCAATATAGATACCCAAACCGATAAACCATACGCGCAACGGTTTGTCACATTCCAAAAATAATCGCCCAAATGTGACAGAACATGATGAAAGTTTTAAATAGTTTGGTAAAGTTAAGGCATCAACTAACCAGGAGTGCCAAGCAATGGAAAAAGTAAAATTTACAAGTATTCTGGAGCGCGTTTATAACATCGATGTTCAATTTTCTGGAGAGAAATCCCCCGTTAAATTCATTATTGAGACTGAAGAGTACGAGCCCCTCTTTTTAACTAAAACCGAAACAAATAGAGCCCCAGAAATCGAGGGAAGCCTTCTGCAGCTAATTGGGTATTGGGCCCAGGAGGGCGTTTATATCAACGAAGGCGAGTCCGAAACGTTAACTTTTAAGGAAGTGTTATCTGATCTAGGGATTGATTGGCGGTATTCAAGCGCTGATGACGACGATATTGAGCCGACGGGCGAGACTGCGAGCGTTAAATTCACGCGCATTCAATAGCCACGCTGACGATCGGGGAGGTAAACCCTGTGAAACCCTCAGTTATTGGGGGTACGTGAAATGCACCATCAACGAAAAGAGGATCAAACAATGTTTAAAGGTACTTTCCAATCCGAGGTAATTTACGAAGTAGAAAATGACGAGCTTGGTGTCCTGGCTCAAGTGTCCACCAGCTCGAACATTATGTGGAAATTTAAGGTAACCGTTCACGATGTCGACGAGTGCGAGATTGTCGGGACTAAATCTTTTAAAACAAAAGGCGAAGCTGAGGCATACGCTGACCGTTGCATCATAGGTTAAAGCATAGCCGTCTGGACATCTGCGGGTGTCCTTTCGGGTGCGCTTTGCACCATCAACAAACAAATGGAGTCAATCATGCTAGGAAAGAAAAAGGCTACACCAAAAGCATTACCCAAGCGCCGAGGATTTGTGATGTATCAAGGCCCGTCAGTATTGGATGGCCAGCCAATTGTAGTGATCGCTACCCTTTCAACGTCAAACGTCAAGACCGGAGACGCAATACAAACGTGGATACTGCGCGAGGATATCAATCCCGTAGAAGCCACAAAGACCGGCGATGACTCATCGATCTGCGGCAGCTGTCCGCATCGTCACTACAATAACGGCGCGTGCTATGTAAATGTCGGACAGGCACCTAATCAGATCTGGAAAAGCTATAAGCGCGGACTGTACGAGCAATATGACCACCAGCTCCACGCTGATTATTTCCGTTCGCGTATCGTTAGATTGGGCGCATATGGTGATCCGGCAGCTGTACCGTATGAAGTGTTTTTTCAGATAACTCAAATGTCGCGAGCGCACACTGGTTATACGCATCAAGCCAGTCATAAAAACTTCGATCAGCGCTACTTCAAGTTATGCCAAGTATCGGCAGACTCACCAAAGCAAGCCAGCAGATATCAATCCAAAGGCGCTAAGACTTTCCGTGTCGCAATGGAGGGTGACGGACTATTGGCCGGCGAGATCGAGTGCCTGGCAGATTCTGAAGGCATCCAATGCGTAGACTGTAGACTTTGCGACGGGGTATCACAAAACATTGCGATCGCTGTGCATGGATCGCGCTCCAACAAATTCAACACTGCAATTATTGCGAGGGGTTAAAAATGAAATATTCAGACGTGGTAGAGGTAATCCTAATAATGGCCGTGGTCATCACATTTCTTTGGGGGCTGCTGGCGTTGATTAGTTATCAATGGTTAACGCTGGCGCTGTGCTGGACTACTGGCATCGCGTGCCTGTTTGGTATTGCTTATTTAGAGGGGGAGTTATGATCTGCTATCGAGTAAGGCTAGCCGATGGGCTGTCAGATAAGGCTGTTTTAAATAACCACGAGGAGCTGCAAGAGTGGCTAAACATGGCGCAATTAAAAGGCTGGTACTGCGTCCAGGTTAGATCTGAAAAGACGGGCGAGTGTCATACCCTGTTCAACAATGGAGATGGCTACCAGCCATCAAGCGAGGTGAAAAAATGAGCGATGAATTGTTCGGCTTTACCATAATCGACCAGGACGGCGGCGAGTTGTTCAGCTCCGAACCTGAATACCTCAGCTACAAAGAGGCGTTCTCCGCGGGTGATTTAACGCTCTGCGACATGAATGGCGGTAGTCTCGAGGTCTGGCTGTGGGATGACAGCCTCGAGGATATAACCAAAGCATGGGAGGCATAGCGATGAGAATACTAGTTGCTTGCGAGTATTCCGGAAGAGTGCGAGGGGCGCAACAAACCCTCGCTTTATTATTCAACTAACAGGAGGTTGTTATGTATTACATTAGCGAAGAAGGCTGCTTATATCCCATTCGTCACACAAAACGATTAGGTGATTTTGTTAAGTGCACTAAAGCTAGAGAAGGAAGTAGATGGTGGGTTCGCAAGCGAAAGAAAATTAAATTGGTGAATTTCCTTGATGTATATGAGGTTGCCGATGGTAAGTTAAAAAAAGATCCAACCGTACGTCATGGCGGTTGGTTTTAATTCAACTAAAAATGCTTTTAAGGAGGCAGTTATGTGGGGCTATACATTGATTGACTTTGATGGAGGCGAGATCTTTACCTCTGATGCAGAGTTTGAATCTAAAGGCGAAGCAAACAAACACGCTATCGACGCGCTAACAGATGAGCCTTACGCAGGCAGCTGTGAAGTTTGGGAGGACGATGATGAATCCTGAATGGTGGCAACGTGGCGATGCCGGCGAAACAGTGCTTGCCAATGTCGAGCATTACCTTATCAATCAGAACCATCCTATTGGCTTTGCGAGATGGGCCATGGAGTTTGGCTTAAGTAAGGACGCCATCATAAAGATCATCGATGATGAGTACGCAAAAAGCGCGTCTGAATTGTCACAATCAACCAGCAAAAGGGAGACTTGCAAATGAAACAGCCCGACAATAGGCATTCCGAACACTTCGGGAATGACGGAGAGATAGGCAATGATGCTGAAATCATTGTTTACTACGAGCACTTGGGCGAAGCCGAGCCAGTGCTGCGGATACCCTTCTGGTTTGAAAAGGAAGGGCTGGAAATGGACAGGCCGTTCAGTGATCTCGTGTTCAAGGCGGCGAAGGCGCTTGCTGATGCGTATGAGTTCTGGCCGGAAGGTTATGTCCACATTCAAACGCGGATAAACCGCGAATACATCAACATGACATAGGAGAAAACCAATGAACTTAACAGCCAAATATGTGAGCGGTGTTTGCCCCGAGCTTTTGGAGTCGGAAGTAAAGATCCTTATCGACAATCTGCTCGACCTGTACCACCCGAAGGAAATCTATCCGCAAGTGGTAAGGGCAACCGCGAGGAGCTTATTCCCTGGCATTGTTACCACTGAGCGGGTGATAGCCTACCTAGACGGGCGTGATCGCATCGTCAATGCCGTCGAGTTTATCAAGGCGGCGCACAACCAGCTCGACAAGATCCCAAAACTTTCCGACAACTGCGCCACGTTGATGATCGAGTTAAATTCCTGTATCAGTTATCTTAATCAAGAGCTGCGCGACTTGGAGAAGGACGATGCAGAATCCCAATGACAAGCAGTACTCAGAAACCATGGTGCGCATTTACTTTAATTACTGCGCAGCCAATGACATCCGTCCTACCTTTGAGGATATGGATGACTTTATCACTCAAGTTTTAGCCGGCAAGCTGTAAGGGGAATTAACCATGAGTAAAAAAATCTTTATTAAGGTTGAAGCTATCGTTCCTGACGATGTCGATCACTTTGAAGGTGCTGACATTGATGACTTTGATAGGGTCAATTGCATTGCCAGTCTGCTTGTTGATGCCAGTGAGATTGATGCTGAATACATTGTCGTAAACTCTGCTGATACCCATGAGTTTTGGGGTCAAGTATTCAATGAGCCTACAGACATATTGTTTAATGAAACCTGCACCTGGCATGGGCGACCAATCATCAACGATGCCGATGTTTGCTGGGCGCTTGAGGAGGCATTCCAATGAAAGAGTTACCACTTGATTCGCTAGAGGAATCACTGCGGCAACTGCGCGAGATAACCGGGGGCATCAGAGCTGTCCCCAATTCCACAGGGGATGTCTGCGATTGGCACATGAATGACTACCTTGACATGGTAAAGGCAGACTACCGGCGCGGTTGGAACGATGCCATCGAAGGCAACTCAGACCTTCAGGCATCCACACATTACATTTATGGCTACGATGACGCTAAGGAATGGAGGTTAAGTTATGGTAGATAACCTTGAGCATTGCATTATTTGCCTCAAGCAAATGGAGTCTGGCTTTCTTGATGATGATGGAGTCTGCATTGATTGCGAAGAGCTGGAGCATGATGGTCAGTCAGATGACACAGAAAAGTGGCACGACTTCGACCCTTACTGTTAGACTGCCCAAGTCCAAGGCGACTCCTGTACTCCTCGCCTGTTGAGCCGGTCGGCAGCGCCCCGGTGGGCAAAAATCGCTGCACCCTCCTGCCCTGCGGTGGCACAATACTTGCAGAGTGCTGGCACTTGACATCCTCTCTCGCTATGACACCCTATCCAACTATCAACCACTGGGTTATGACCCGCAAAGGAGTACACTATGGCTACGAAGCCTGAAGAGGCACTGAAACCAATACGAACAGAAGAAGAAGCTCTGTCGACATTGCTATCCTACCTTCACTTACACTACACAAAAGTAGCGCACACCGAAGAGTCGAACATGACTATTTCTGTAGATCCTGTTGAGCTAACTCAAATTGTCGCTGTACTTGCTAGAGCAAACACAATGAGAAACTTGCAGCCATAAAGCAACATCTATCCGGGGGGAGATGATGAGTTTATTAAAGTATTGTACTACCGAAAGGCAGCGCAAAGTTATCGAGATGCACGAACTTGGCATGGGCTATACAAACATAGCCAAAGAAGTTGGCGGATCTAGATGGACTGTCAGAGATATTGTTAAGTCGGTCAGAGACAAGGCTGCTGCACAAGGCTACTCACCTCAGCATGACATGACGCATACCGTCCCCTCTGGGTTTAACGTCAAGGGCGTATCAACTTATTACAACGATGAAGGCAAGCCAGTTGGTCAATGGGTTAAGTCTATTGCCGACAAAGAAGCTCAGTTCCAGGCAATGATTAAGCGCATTGAAATAGCGTGCGATGGCATTACGCCATGGAAGCCAGTCAAAAAGCCGAAGCAAACCGAGCAAGACCTCCTCTCGCTTTTAGTCATCACCGACTTTCATCTGGGCAGCTACTGCTGGGGACAGGAAACTAGCGAGGACTACGACACCAACATGGCGCGGGATCTGTTCTTGTCCAGCATCAAAGAGATGATCGACAGCACGCCTAAAAGCAAGATAGGAATGCTCTGCAATCTTGGAGACTTCTTGCACTGGGACGGTCTAGAGCAGCTCACTCCGTCTGGCAAAAATCTTTTAGAAGGGGACTCCAGATACTCGCGCATCGTAGATATAGCGATGACGGTCATGGATGAAGCTGTCCGCATGATGCTAGAAAAATACGAGAAGGTGGTGTTCGTATGTGCTGAGGGCAACCATGATATTGCTGGCTCTATATGGCTACGTAAGTTTATTAGGAAGCTGTATTCCAAGGAGCCAAGGCTTGAGGTCATCGACAACGACTTCCCTTACTACGCCTATCGGCATGGTGAGACTATGCTGTGCTTCCATCATGGGCATAAGGCAAAGATGGGTAGCCTGCCCAAGGTATTCTCAAGCGAGCCTAGATTCAGAGAGGATTGGGGTAAGTCCAAGATAGCCTATATTCATTCAGGCCATTACCATCATGAGCGACTAATAGAAGACGCGGGGGCCATTACAGAACAGCACCCCACGCTTGCATCTAGGGATTCATACGCCACACGTTTAGGGCTTATGTCCCAGCGTGGCGCAAAGGTTATTACATACGACTCACAGGATGGCGAAGTTAGTCGAATCACTGTCAGACCAAGAGCTTAGCATTGACGCTTAGTCGCCGCAAAAGCACTCTATGCTTTCGTATCCCCATAGATCAGATTGAGACCCTGATACAGCAATCATGTCTTTGTATGCTGGCTGGTCAGACCTAAATCTTGCGTTTATTTTTTTTTCTTGATCCGCCCACCAGATCGCCAGGCTTGGTCTTTCATTTACTAGCGACTGCTTTATTCCATATCCTTTTAAAAAGCATAAATCGCAGTTCGAGTAAAAACCAGATGCAGGCAAGTTCAAATCAAACTCCTGAGACTGCCAGAACTTAATGACATCGCTAGATGTAATCCCTTTGTCAGCCAGAGGGGTAAGGTAGCCTTCCTTTTGCCGCATTTTTGCCACCCTCCTGGGCTCATCGGCTCGTATTCCTACGGCTGTCTCCCAGTCACTAATTCCTTGGTCTTTTAAATATCTTTCAATCGTCAAAACTTTTAGCTCGCTAGTGCAGAACCTAGCCACCATGTTTGGCAAATAATTCTTGTCAGTAATTAAGCTCTCAAAAGGCTCGCCGTTTCTGCTGGCGGTCTCATAACTAACTACTTTATATTCGCGCTTGCTCTTGTACTCCAGCCAAATTATAGGGACGCTCCACTTGGACTCGCAATCCCTCACAAAGTCCAGTGTCTCAGGCATTTCCTTGCCGGTGTTACAAAAAATAACAATCGCATCAGATAAATCCATCTGAGTTATCATCATGGCGCTTGATCTTCCGCCGCTAAAGCTAGCGACTATCATTCCGCCTGACCCGAAAGCTCCTTTAGCGCCCCCTCTATGGCCGCCCTTGTGGTAAAAGGCTTACCTTTGGCGTCGGTAAAATACTTAATGCCCTGGGCGTCCAGCACCTTGACCAATTTCGGTGACGTATAGGCTTTAAAGATGTGAAACAAGTCGCGGTAGTACAGGTATTCGGTTTGTTCGGTCATTCAGTCCTCCTAAAAAAGCCCCGCCGAAACGGGGCAAGTCACTCACCAAGGGATATCGTCGTTCGGCATAGGCTGCTGAGGTTGACGGGCTGGCTGCTTAGCAACATAGTCTTCACTGGGCTTCCACATATTCCGCTCGGCATACCATCTACCCGATCGGCCTTCCTTGATCTCGATGTTTAACCACTCGATACTAGGATCTTTCGCCTTTTGAGCTGCAACCCAAGAGCCAAACTCATCCAGCTTGATAGATAGTTTTGCTTTTACCCATCGGAACTCCTCCCCCTCAGGGCCTGGCTTAGCCATCATGCCTTCAACAAATACTTTATCATCCATTGTTTTCTCCCATTACTTTTCTTGCGGCGTTGAACTCATCAGATCTAAGCGCGGTACGTTCAGCCGTAGTAAATACCCCGCCCTTTGAAGGAGCCAGCCACAAAGCAGCCTTATCCTCATTTGAAATCTCACCCCATGCCTCAGCCAGGTTTTCCCAGTTGGGGCTGTCCATGTCGATGTACTCTTTAATAAAGTAGACAGAAGCAAAGTTGTTTTTTAATGCTTCGTTATGGGCAATGAGCTTGTTAGTTTCTTCGATAGCTGGCTGGCTGTTCTGCTGACTAATTGCATTAGCCACCTCATCAGCAGATGCTATCTCTGATCCGCCCATTCCAAAGAATGCTAAAGCCCTGCCTACTGCGCTGGTCTCTGCATTTTCAAGGGCTGAAGTACGATTGATTTTGCTAGCTGACCTTACTTCTTCGGCATAGCCAGTAGAAATAACTATGCCTCCAGCGGCTATCGTCGCCTTGACAATAACCAAGGTGTCGTTAGCTTCAACAAGCTCAGTTTGAATAGTAAAGTCCGAGTGCTTTTCTCTGAACTCCTGAACACGCAAGGCTACAGTCTTATATTCCTTGCCATGAATCTTTACGGTGCCTGACATTACGCTCTCCTTTGTTTGATTGAGCTTGCAGTCTACAAAACTTTTTAAAACTTTGCAAACCTTTTGCTGTGTTTGTTGACAGATACGCCAAAGTCGGTCACAGTTATGGGCTTTCACCACAACAAAAAAGGGGACAAGAATGCAAGACGACTGGGCTGATTACTGCGAGGCAGTAGGCCAGAAACCCGCGTTTGTAGTAAAAGAACAACTCATCAACGAAACCTTTCCGGGAAACCCATACCACACAAAACAGAACGGATCATCGTCACTCTCAAGACTCCGCAGTGTTGCAGTCAATGACCGCATAGAAGAGCTTGAGATGCGCCTGGCAAAAGAAAAAGACGTGATACCGGGGATGATTACCACCGGCACTGTAACGCTCGTATACGCGCCGTCAGGAGCTGGAAAGACCGTATGGATTCTAGGCAATCTATTCCAGAGTATTCGGAATAACCTCATAAAAGGCTCTGATGTAATCTACTTTAACGAAGATGACGGAGCTAAAGGCGTACTTCAAAAAGCTAAGATGGGCCACAAGCATGGCATGACCATGGTTACTTTGGCTAACTCTCAAGATCCATCCCTACGCACGACTACTGATGCACTTCATTTGCTAAATGCCATCCGCGAGGAGGGCGAGGCAGACGGCAAGATCGTCATCTGTGACACGCTCAAGAAGTTTGCGCCAGTCCTCAACAAAGGCGATATGCGAGAAGTGCTGCACGTTTTTCGCGAGTTCGCTGCCGCAGGCGGCACTGTCATACTGCTAGGACACTGCAACAAGCACAGAAGTATGGACGGTCGACTGATCTATGAGGGCGTTGGAGATCTCAAGGCGGACGTAGACAATATGTTTGGCCTAGATCCTGTAAACGATAAGTTCGCTTTCCACCAAGAGCTGTTAGTAATTAATGAAAAGGATCGTAGCCAGATTAGTTTTGAAGGCGGGTTCAAGTACAAGCAGACTAGTGCGACAGTAGGATACGAGGAGTCAGTAGATTCTGTGCAGTTTATGACAGTCGACGACATCACCGACCTCAAAGAAAAACAGCGTGCGCAGATCAACATAGGCAAAGCAATCAGCAGGTATGAAGATGAGTACGTCTTGCTAAGTAGCGTCATGAAGACAAGCAAAATGTTCAGCCAGTCTGAGCTGCTGGAGCTTCTTGCCGATGAAAACATAAACCCTAATGGCTGCACCAGAAAAAAGCTATTGAACTGCATTGATCTGCTAAAAGGAAACAACCTTAAGCTAGAAAGACGCGGCGAGCATGGCAAGAAATACTACCGATGGGTGCCAATGTAATCCCCAGAATACCCAGAATACCCAGAATACCCGTAATCCCCCTCTGTAGGGGGCGGGTTGAGGCTCAAGGCCGGGGGTAAAACTGGGGTATACGGGGGAAGCTGGGGAAACTGGGGAAACTGGGGAAACTAAATGGATACGTCACACCGATGGCTTGTCGATACTAAAGACAAGATGGACTTTTTTATTGCTTTCGTTACTACGCAGTTCGATGACGGCAAGAAAATACTGTACGCAATCAAGGACACAACGCGCAGTGATAGACAGAACAACGCTATGCACCTATGGTTTAGGCAGATAGCAAGCGAACTAAATGATGCAGGATACTGGGTACGTCACCCCTTTAGTGATGCCCTCGAGATTCCCTTTACCGAGGTGCTAGTAAAGGAGACGCTCTACAAGCCCATCATTAAGTCCATGTACAACAAAGGCTCCACAGGCAGGCTAACTACACAGGAACTATCAGAGGCCGCTGAGGTGCTAATCAGGTGGCTCTCAGAGCATAAGCAGGTGTATGTGCCATTCCCTCAACAACTCAAGGATCAATTGAAATGAAGGTTCTTGATTTATTTGCCGGCATAGG